ACTCTGTGCTTCTGTTTTTTTATTTTTGGCTTAGGAAGTGTCAATTCAACATTTTCATTTTTTTCTTCTTTCATTTTCACATCCTTTTTTAGATGGAGGGTTTTACCCCTCCATCATAATAACTAAAAATTAAGAAACGGTACAAACAACGTTTGCGTCAACGGTTGCCTTTGCAGTAATGCTTGCCTTAAGAGTGGTAGTTCCAGCCGCAACTGTTGTGACAAGACCTGCAACAAAAGTAGCCGCACCAACAGAACTAGATGCAAATGTTAAATCTGCAACAGGTGGTTTGAAAGCCGCACCAGTAGATGGAATTGCCCATACACTTAGAGTTCTTGAATCAGGATGAGTCAAACCGAAATCTCCACCCTCAATTGCCAAACTTACCACATTGTCATACCAGTTTGCACTATCAAGAATTTCGACAATTTTAGCAAGAACTGGAACGTTTGTGCAAGCGGCAGTAGTAAGGTCTTGTGAAGCTAAAGCTCTTGCAGACAAAGGAGTGCTTGAAACACCATCGGGTGTCATAGAAACTGAGAAAGCACCAGTCAAGGTAGCTTTAGGAACTATGATTTGAACAACACCAATTTTGTTGGCAACATCATCTGAACTATTTAATTGTGCTTCTAATACCAAACGAACTTGGTTAGGAATAATATTGGCTGAAATTGTCACAGAACGTGATGCGGAATCCAATGCATAATACCTAATACAAATTGTATCAGTGTTACCCGCATCGGCATAGGTACAAGTAAAGGCTTGACCCGTAAATGTTACAACTTCAACAGTTCCATCCAAGTGAGTAACCCAACCATATAAGGTAGAGCCACTTACAGCCAATGGAGTTCCTGCGACTGAACCAGCTTTTGCTACCAAAGTTATTGTTTCTTCGGTATAAACGTTGTTTCCTGTAACAACACTAGCACCAACTCCAACAGCCAAGAAATCTAAGTTCCATTGAGCGTCAGAAATTGTAATATTCATTTCGGCAGTGTGGTAGTAAACATATTGCAATTGATTACCACGACCACCTCTAACATCAGTGTTTCCCAAAGATGTTTCAATAGATGTGTCCAATAGTGTCTTTCCTACAAACAAAAGCGCACCAGTGTCATCATTGTATCCGTATGCGTCTGCAACAGATGTTAAAAATTTCTTTGTCATATTTTAATCCTCCTGATTATTGTTTTATCTTTTTGTCTTCGAGTGAAACTTTGTTTGTAATAGTATCCATCCCGATAAACACATCTCTATTTTTATCAACATCATCAAAGTCTGTCATCCAGTGCTTTATAAAAGATGTATCCTTAAATTTCGTCATACCGTTTATGCTTGCCGCTAAGAAAATTTCATACTGCTGTTTAGCATTGACTCTTTCTAAAATTTTGGTAAATCTCCTGATTGTCAATTTATGAACTTCTTCCATACTCATTCCAGTAGCGACCAAGACACAAACCATCTGGTCTTCAAACTTAGCTGGTTTTGAATTTGACAATTTTGACCTAAGCCTCCTAGCTTCATCAGCCTTGTCTCGTATTTCTTTCTGAATGTTTTCATCAGGCAAATCTATGGAGTTTTGAATACATATCATTTTTCTAAGATGGTCAAAAGTTACACCATTATACATAACGCCATCAATTGAAAAAAATCCTCTGTTATTACTATCAATTCCAAACTCAATACGTGATTCCAACTTGTGCAAGACTAATCTGAGAAGATAATCTAGCATAGTAGAGAAAGATTCATTTCCATTTTTATGTATGTGTATCAAATATTCTAAATAATTCATGGAAATAATTTCCACACTAGGAATACTATTTTTATCTAATAAAAGACAACCAACACACAACATAAATTCCATATATTTTTCAAGAGTGATTGGATACAAAAGCAATCCATCAACTTCAATTGGCGTATCATAAATAAGATTTATTTCATACTCATTCATTTTATTCAGCCACGTTGGTACTCAAAACGAGTCTCTTTCCTCTGTATGGCGTAACGCCACCCTGAGTTAGTTTGTTGTCGGTGCTTCGCATTCCATCGAAAAACATTTTTCCTATTCCTCCGATTTCTCTTCCGTTGAAAATTCCTAGCAATTCTTGACACACAAGGTCTACTCTAGTTTGATAGTTGCTCAAATGATTAACTTTGTAATGAGAATAAATTTCAAACATCATTGAAACAACGCCAACGGTTCGATTCTTTGGTAGTATGGAAACAGGAGATATTCTAAGGATACTTATCTGTTCAGTCAACACATCGGGTTGTCCAATATCTAAAAACACCCTAGATGTGGATGCGTCCTGTTGTCCTTTATAAACCAAATCAGCCTTTTCAGAACGAGACAAATTAGTTTCGTTCCACGCATCAGGATTGTTGTGTTTCAATAATTTCCAAACCATCTCATTTTCTTCCATTAAGATAGTTATACAATTATATGAAAAATCTGCCAGAGTTCCGTAAGTATTATAAGCATCACTTCCAACACGAGATTGTAATATAGTCATTTTACCAACTTCCTCTCAATTTAATTTGTAGCACTTTGCTATATATTCCGCTTGTACAAGTAATATCTATGGTATCAGTTAAGAAGCGCTTTAGATTTTCAATAGAAAAACTAGAATCGCTTATTCTTGTATAAACATAATTTTCAATCGGAACAGTTCCAGTATCAACTCCAAAAGTAAATATTGCTGATTGGTCAGCGCCATTTTTAAGTAATGCTACCGTAAATATTTTTGTATCACCTTCAAGAACAAAGTTGTCGTCAGGTGTTATAATAATTTGGTATGTATTTACTGGAGATGCACCAATAGTTACTGCACACGAAGTTGTGATTGATGTATTTTCTAAAATATTTACATCAATATGACACGTTCCCTGAGCCACCAAAGTGACCACTCCAGAACTTGAAACGGTTGCCTTAGTTATATCTGAGCTAGACCATTCTACCACCCTATCAACTTGAATCCCATTCAAAAGAATGGTAGGTGTAAGTTGTATGGTTTGTCCAACACCACCAGTAATAGTTGTTGGATAAACAGAAATACCATATATTTCTTGGTCTATAGCAATACCATTTACTAAATCATCAGTATCTGTGTTCGTGTAGTTTACTTCCATCGTTAAGGTCAATAGACCACAAGTAGTGTTATCTGTGGTTTTTAGATTGTTGAATGAAGCTATACCACCACCAAACACACGATAACCATGCCAACTTTGAGCATTCCCGAAAAGGAATCTTCTGTTTGCTTGAATTAAATTTGTGTCAGTGTTTAATTGTGTAATCACATTTAGAACACCGAAAGGTGTTACCACTGTGCTTCCACCCCCACCATAATCTCTATTTTCCTTTATCAAGTAATCTATACTGCATGGAGACGATTTTCGACTTCCATTATCATCAATCCATCTCAAGACGTTATTACATCTTTTTACCGTAATTGATGTTGCTAAATTCTTTATGCTCTCCGTATTTACCGTTATCCAATAGTTGTCATCAAAGTAATATAGATAACCAAGACCTGTCGCCTTTTGCATATCGCTAAAAAGAATCAGTTTATAATCATCCCCTAACTTCTGTCCAGTCCTAGCATCAATAGCATGATTTACCCTAACATCAATATCAGAATAATCGCCAGTACCAAAAACGGTTTCCTCTTGTATCACATACCAATCAAAAGTGTTTTTGAAATCTTTATCCATAATTTCTTGAAATTGTTGAAGATAAGCATCTTTTGGTGTATGTTTCATATATAAAGAAGCATCAAGGTATCTATACATATTGCCTCCTAAATCCCAAAGTCGCCAGTGAGCCATGCCGCCCAATCATTAGTTTGAATTGCATAGTCAACCAACATCTGAGATATTGCTTCTCTCTCAAGAATAAATCTTTCTCTTTTTTGTTGCATATTCTGTGCTTCTGAGAAGTTTTTAAAATCATGTCTTGTATTCTCAAATTCATTTGAGTAATATCGTCTATTTCTTTTTGTAGCCAGTATTTTTTCATT